TGTCTAAACCGTCGATACATGCGGCTGCCTTCTTCCCTATAAACGATCCGTATACGCTCAATATAAATTCGTAATAATTACCTGTATATGATAGCGACCAGTCTGGCTCTATGTCAATGCGGATTACATATCCCTCATCTTTCATAGAATCAGATAACAGTCTGATATATTCTTGTTTCATGCGAGGAATAAAGATATCGTCATAGATTTGACCATCCAACTGAAATCTTTTTATTCTTTTGTGAGCATAAAACATGCTCTAATTATATCTTATTGTTTATTCAAAATCCTTATAGACAAACCTGCCGCTATCAAAGTCTACCTGAACCACGAACTCTCCAAGGAACCCGTTACGATTCTTTCTGAATACCGCCTCAAGAACGTCGCTGTTTGCAGCACGACCAAGGGCTAGCAGCCAGTCAGCATCGTAGGCAATCTGTCGTGACCACGAGGTCTGACCAAGTGTGGGCACACTATTCATATCAGTAACATCATCTGGTGTCGCAGATGAAATAGCCACGATAGGCATTTCCTCGCTAATCGCAAGCAACTTAAGTTCACGACTGAGGTTCTTCATCTTGACAACCTCATTGTCTGTACGCTGATTGGCAGACATTAGGTTTAGATAGTCTACGAAAACAATGTCTGGCTTGTATTGATCAATCTTGCCACGGAGTACTGTTGGAGTTACTTCTCCAATACCCTCATTGGAAATGATATGGATGCTTGGCTTTCCATCGAATGTCTTGTGCATCCACTTCTTAAACATATCAATCTCTACATCGCCACGAGACAACTTGCGATGACTCCACATGCCCTGACCAATGATTGTGTAGACTCGGTTTCTGACCTCAGCCTCAGTCATTTCCAGTGATACGATAAGAGGGCTCTTACCATTACGCCAAGCCTGCACAGCAAGATACAGAGCCATCCAAGACTTTCCAATGGCTGGGTATGCAAGGAGTACGCCAAACTGACCTGGGGTAATTCCTGCTGGAAGATAGTTGTCAAACCCTGCTAGACCAGTATAGATACCATGAGATCCACTCTCCTGTAGACGCTTGATATTCTCAAAATATGCCACAGCATCATCAACATCAGATACGTCAAGATCTCGTACCGTGGAGGTGATGCGCTTAAGGTTTGCTGTCTCACCGATTAGACGATCAAGAGCCTCGTTAGCCTTACCATCCTGAACATCTGTGGCAGCAGCACGCAGCATGACCTTAACATTGTCGTTAAGATATTCTGTGCGTAGTTCATCTAGGTGATGCTTGGTTGCACCAGTCTCAGATGTGTAGTCAAAATCCCTGAACTTCTGCTTTACAACATCTACTGGGGGAGTTGTCTGATTCTGCTCATAGTAATTGCGAATGAAATCCCACACATCGTTATGCGTTCTAAGAAGTGTATCTACATTTGCTTGTAGCAAAACATGCGTCTGCTTATCATTTAGGACCGCAGATAGGGTCTTTGCCTCAAGATTCATTTAGCCACTCCTTTGCCTTCTGTCGCATCTCTGCACGAAACTCTTCATCAGCCTTCTTTGCCTGCATAGATGATAGCAGGCGATCAACGTTCTGACAATACCCCTTCCAGGTTGGACGAGGATTTATTGTAAAGTAATAATCCATTGCGCTAGTTAGTTCTGGGTCATCATATGACTCAAGAAGATCGTCTGCTGCCCACTGCTCCTTATGCTTGTTGAGAGTTTGCAGCGGTATTCCATTGTCCTTGCACTTCTTCTCAAACTTACCAATAAGTGCGAACCTAAACTTACGATCTGACATGATAATCCTTAAACATAAATGGTGATGTAGAAGACGTTCTCATCCTCAAGGTAGTTTACTACTGATGCTGACCACCAATCAACCCTATTCTTCTTCAAAAGTCTTGCTGAATTCTTGAGTGCCTTCGCTGGTGTATCACCATAGGCAATAAATACACGGCAGTTTTCGTTTACCGCCTCATATGCTGTTCTCATGCTAGTTCCTCTCTTGCATCGTTCAACTTCTCAATGAGTTGATTCTCTACGAACTTGTATACACGATCAGAGGCTTCCTTAGCACTCTCATCTTCATGCTTGTAATCTGTCACAGAGCAGTCAATACGAATGTTCTGGAAGTTACCAGTATTCAGCGTATAGCCTAGAGTCCATGAAATTTTAGTAGGCTCCATCGGAGTCCTTTCTGTATTCGTTGGCACAAGCGTACCATTTTCGGTACGGTTTTGTCAATACCTTATACGGTTTCAGAGAACACAGGAATGAACCTGCCATTCTCGTCTTTCAGATAGTAGATCATACCATCACCCATTGCATATCGCAACTCTTGCTCTGTGGGTGTCTTATTATTTGTGATCAACCCATCTTTTCTTTCTCTTCCCATGTGTGTCTGAGCCATAAGGTTTCTGGCTTCCCATATCTGATCTTCAGAATAATAACTCATATGGTGAAAGGCTCTCTCACCATTTGGTAATTCTCCCATAGGTTCTGGCAATAGTCCAGCCTTGATTAGTCTTGGTATGCTCTTCTTATGGTAGTTTAGGAGTTTTGCTGTCTCAGATACAGTGTAGGCACGCTTTCTCTTTCGCTTAAACTCAACCATCGTTGTCATCATTTGCACAGTCTTTGTGCAGTTCCACAAAGTTATCATTCCAGAGGCACGGCTAACATGAACCATACGAACCAAGTCTCCATCAAGAAACCATGTCTTTCTGGTTGGTTTATTTATTATCGGGAGATTGAGGCTGTCATTCTCATTTTTTCCATTTGCCACAGCCATGCCGCTTCTCCATTACTCTTATCAAAATCGTGATAGAACCTTCTATGCCCACAACGAATGCAGAACGTCTCCATATGATTGTGCTCGCTGAACGCTCTGTCGATAAACATTCTGCCATTGCACCTTGTGCATTTTAACATGATGCCGAAATTATATCACGTTGGGATGCCAATGGCGGTGATGTTCACTGTGGTAGTTACCTGACCAGACTTATTGAACTTCACAACACCTTCAATGCGAGAGGTAGTGATTGATCTAATTACAACCGTTACGTCATCGCCAATGTCTGATGTACCACGGTTTACTACCGTTGCGGTGGCTACTGGTGGATACTTGAAGTCAGAAGAATAGGAATATGAGAATGCTCTTGTTGTTCCAGCAGTTACGTTTTCATTGTTAACAATATCTACATATCCCGCAATGATTCTTGCTGCTCTTGTCTGGATTACCTGATTCCCCGCTTCTCTTGTAGAGACTGTGGTGTAATTGTAGGTCGCTGATGATATCTCATTTGAAACATCATTAATTGCATTTGCAATTTGATAGATATATGTAACATCTAGTGGTTGTCCACGGTCTGGAAGGGGAATTTTTGCCATGAGAGAATTATACCATTAGAGGGTGGTTATTATATCGTCATACATGAGGAAATCACTAGCACTATCTTGAACAACTGGCCTACCAGGTCTATAAATTTCCACCTTCATTTGCCTTGTTGTTTCAGTTCCACCACTGTAAGTATATGTTGCTGCATAGTTAATGTTTAAGGATGTTGATGAAACTCTTCCCTTGTATATCCAATCACTTGGGTTTGAGCCACTATTTCCCAATAACTGAATCCATACATCATAATATGGTAAAACAGCAAGCCATCTTTCTTCTCCGTCAATAGTCTTGTAAATAGAAACATCGTCCCAGGTGGCAGAAACATATCCGCTGGTCTTATTCAACTTAATTGTTCCTGGTATCTCTATTGTTCCTTGAACAAAAGTAACATCTGGATTTACGTTATATACTGGACTCCAGGAAGAGAAACTGTTTCTGTCTTCTGAGATTAACCTGAATCTAATCTGATACTCTGGGTTATAGATGCTCATATCCGCAAACTGTTGTTTGGGAATAATAAGTTTCTTGCTCATTATGAAACTCCTAGGGCAAACCTGAAATCTACATAGTTGTTTGTATTATTTAGTTTAATGATTGGGCTACCGTCGCCTCTGACAATTGAATATCCCACCATCTTATATGTTGGATTTTCAACGGTATTTTCAACTCTAAATCCGTCAAGGGCGATATAGTGCTCATCAGAGATAGAATCATCTGTCTTTACTATCTCTACGAATATTCTACAAACCCTAATCTCTGATGAAGAGAAGTCTGGTGAAGTGTAAAACCTTGTATATGGAAGGGTTGTGAGGGCAGACTCATTGCTATAATCAACATTCTGGGAGAGTTCCCAGGATGATACATTATATCTATTTGTATCAAAATATGATCCAGGAATGTATATCTGTGCCTTGGCAAAACCGCTAGTTGTGTTGATCTCATTCTTATAGAATTCCATAAGAACCTTTACGTTCTTTACTGCTGGCAAAGAAGTTGCTGTTTCGTCTACTAATGAAAATGCCAACTTAAGCAAGTCTGCGGTATTGTTTCCAGTAATATTAAAACTAATGTCGTTGAGGTGAATGTGCTCACCTGCTCCAGTCCAGTCACCGTCTAATGCAGAATAAGATATTTCTGAAAGATTTCCCCTAACCATAAGTGTTCTATTGAGATGGCGTGGCCCTTCTTTTCTTGCTCTGCGTGTATTCGTCTGGAAAAGTGGATCGCTAGTGTTTGCATAGAAAGCCTGATGTGTGTCCTGAATGTCTACTGTTGTTGATGTTCCATTGAAGCCAAGGTTGGTATTAAGAGGTGGCTCGCTGATAGAAGTTCCATGCAACTGCCAGGACTGGGTGAAATTAAAGATCATTCTGCTGTCATATTGCGTTGCAAGACTGTTGCTTGCTGCTGACCAAATTGCTACCTCTGAAATTTCATATCTATTTTCTGTTGGAAGTTCTGCTGTAAGAGATACCTTGGTTCTTGATACAATCGCTGCACCTACTGGTGAGAGAGCAACGGCAGGATTGATTGTTGTGGCGCTTGTTCTTGAATAGGTAAATCCTACAGGATTGCTTCCACCGTCAAGAACCACTGCTGTGACACGATATTGACCATCTAGTTCTGCATCCACCCCAGAGATAATTACAGTTTCTCCAGCAACGATATCGTGATATGTGGATGTGGTAAGGGTTGCAACATTAGCCAACAGTTTCTTGTGTGTAATGATATATGTGGCAGAATCATCAACAAATCCCTTTGATGAAATAGGGACTCTGGTCATTTCAAAATCCATCATCTGCTTGCCGTAGATATCATTTGGCATAAGATCATTTTCATCTAGTGGGTTTGCACCACATCCAATAGATAAGTGGGTGGCGTAAGCAGGAACCTGACCAAGCAGGTACTTTGAGATAAGTTCTTTACCGTCGTTTGTAATCATAGGATTTCTACCAAGTCAATTGTACCATTGGTCAAAATTTGAACCTGGATCTCCTCGCTATCCTCTACGGTATCTATCTCTATTACTAGATCTCCATTGTCGTCAAAGTATGGCTCCTGTATCCCACGAAGAGATAAGTCGATAGCAAACCTTGAAAAGTAATCAGTCTCATATGAGGTTGCAACAATGTTGTTTGGATTAAACTCTCTTCTAACTGTTGGAAGATTTTTTATTGGTGCATAAACAACATCTTGACCATCAATCAAATCTGATCTAGACATATTTGCTAATTCTGTTGCACCAATATCCTCAAACAAAAGATCAGAAATTAAAGCGATCTCAATAGAGTTATCATCGAATTGAATGATATCGGTTGGCGCTACCTTGAAATTTCTGCTAGTGATGTTTGCTGGCTTATACTGTGGAAGCACTGGTGCGGGTGGAGGAGGTGGAGTGGGCTGTGTTGTTGGGGAAGGTGGTTGGGCAGAAGACTGGCTGCTGTTGTATGCCCTTACTGCTGCCTCGCGTGCTGCTACGGCTGCTTGCATCCCTGCGGTGTCTTGACCAACGGTGGCAAGCATACCAGATTGGCCCATTGCTCTGGGGGCGCTAGCAGCAGCATATGCGGCATCTGCCTTAGCAATCTCTGCCTGTAGTTGAGCGTAATCCATCTTATACCTCCGCTAAGTGGATGGTAGACGAAGTACCTCCACTTTCTTTTCTGTATTCTATATTGTATACAACAAACCTTGTGCCTGGATCAGTAACAATGTCAACACCATTATCATTATAGTTGATCTGAACTATATCTCCAAGTTGTAGGTGTGGGACACCAAACACAGATACACCGATAGTCTTTCTTGGATAAATTACCTTTTGAATAATCCAATCCATCATTGACTCTGCTGCTGCATCTGTTTGAACGTATGGTGTTTCAATTGAGAAATCATTTCTTCCATACTTGTTTCTACTGTTCAGAACATCTGAGTACATTCTCTGATAGGTTGCTGCCCCAGAAGTACCGTTATAGATATCTGAAGTAAAGTTGCTGTTCTTCTTAAAGAAATCATCTACCTTGAGTGAGTGCGTAGTGTTCTGAGTAAAGGCGATTCCAAGGATTCTTAGATAGTTTCCGCTTGTATCATCTAGGTTTAGGTTCTTGTCTATAGTATTAAAGATAAGGAACTCTGCCCCATATGACCCAGCCATGAATCCTGATACGGAATAGCCACGAACTCTATTCAGTGTTTCTGCAAGTTTTGCATAAAGTGCTGGGTAAGCACGATCATACCTAATATTAAAGTATGCTGCCTCGCGCATGATTGTTCCAAACTCATCATAATACAAACTGTACGCTGGTGGACTCTCAGAACTAATTCCTGACAAGTATGTGTTCTGAATCATACCGCTAATGGCATACTTCTTGATTGCCTCTGATTCTGTAATTAGTTCGTCACCAAAAATTTTGGAGATTGGAAGTTGCAATGCTCTTGCGTTATTCTCTGCAAAGTTATCTGATAATGCATAAACATTCTCAAACATCAGTCTTGATGAACCGCGAACAAACAGTGCCATATTGTTGTATTGTGGCAGTGGGTTGGTGTCATTGACTACAGCAATCTGCTTGTTATTCAGGTATAGGTAGAACTGTCTTGCTGTTCCAATATCTAAGAACTCTGCTGAAAGATCGTATACAGTAGTCTTGTCTCCTGTAGTAAGTCTTGACTGAGTTGTAAACTTACCATCATCAACAAGTACTTCCGTAAAGCCTCTCCAAAGAACTTCTGGAATTGCAACATTGTTTGCCCCAGAAACCAATCCAACTGGATCAAGATCTGCTTCAGCAATTGTTCCAGAATCTATTGTGTTGTACTGTATTGTTCTTGCACCTATAGAAGATACGAGGAATGTTCCGTTAAGGGCAGCGTCAACGCCTGTCACAATGATTTGCTCACCTAAAGTAAAGCGATGATCTCTTAATGTGGTGAGAGTAACAAGAGTTCCAGTTCTTTCTTTCTTAATAATGTCTGCGGTATTTTTTCCAGAAACAACCTTGTAGAAGAATACGTCTGAGATCACTGTGTCACTGTCAAGAGTTCTTGTGACAGTTCCTCCTGTTGAAGCAGTTGTGCTTAGTGCTCCACTTGTTTGATACTGGAATGACTTTCTATCTGAAGAAATAGATGTGACGATAAACTCTCCATTTAATGGAGTTGATGTAGCAGTCTTGTCATTATCATCAACCAGTCCAGAGATAACGACATTTGTTCCTATGTCGAAGTTGTGCTGAGTATTTAGGTTTACCGTAACCAAACCGCTTACACATGTGGTAATTGGGTTACTGAGAATTTGATATGATGCCACGTTTGAATTATTGCTGTATGAAGATACGTTGTTCTGACTTAGTGCAGCAATCTCAAAGTAGTATCCGACGTTTGTATCTTTGTTTAATCCAAACGCAATTCCACCGCTGCCGCCAGAGATTGAAATTTGCTTGCTTGGATCTACAGAAATCAAATCATTTAGCGGATAAACTCTCCATGAGGCTAATGGAGTTTGGTCCTGGCTGGTCCCAGATTCAATCTTTCCAACAATCCTCAACCTTGTTCCAAAATTTTTGTATGGCTTGTCAAGTGGCTTGTACACATATGTAACAAAATCTACTGGATCAACTTCCTGTGGAAGAGATGGTCCATTGAAAACCAAGGCTGATGTTTGAACAGATCCAGCCTTTGCCGTCTTGTAGTAATTAACATCATTCTCAGTGATGTTAGTGTTTGCCATGAAGTTCTTTATGATGCCATTTCTAGTTGACTTGATGGCATATGATTGAGAGGTGTATGTCTGACCGTTAATGATTTTGGCAGATCCAGCCTCTTCTATTCCAGTTCCTTCTGGGTAAGAGAGTGTTCTATTTGTATTAAACAAGTAATCCTTGGAGTTTTGAATTACTCCCCTTACGTTGTCGTCATTAACCCAGGAAGAGTTCGCATCAATGCCAGAAACATGCTCAACTATATCTGTTCCAAACTGACCACGACCGTGCTCCTTGACAACGCCACTCTGAACATTGACGTAAATTCTAACTCGTCCAGTTGGGTACATCTTTCCATTAAATCTTAGATCAGCAAAGTATGCCTGATACTCTTGATTGTTTTGAATCCAAACATTTCCTACCCCTGCTACAGAATATTCTACAGCATCATATCGAATGATTTCTCCATTGGCATAAAAGTATCCAGAGTAGTTGCCTAGCCAATAAACGCTTTCCCCAAAATCAATTGCATCGTTAAGGATAATTCCATCTACAACTGATGGAACACTTGCTGTTAGATTTGTCTTCATTGGCATTGCGGCAAGGGAATAGCCAGATGCTTCAGTAGCAGACTCGTTAACAGTCTTTGTTAGTTCATTTCCTGCTACCTCCCAAAGTAGCACTGGCTTGTAAATATAAGTCTTGTATTCATCAATGTATGGTGCTTGCGCTATAGATCCAATAGACTTTTGAATGTATCGAGTAGTGTAGTTAATTTCTCCACCATTGTAAACAAGTTTTTCTTGTGAAGAAATATTCATTATATTAGGAAGAGCAATATTGTCTCCCACCACTTCTTCTTGACCGTACAGAGTCAGGTCTGTGCTTCTTGCTGTGGGAGATGGAAGGACATAGTTCTTTGACATTACTACAAGATTGTTGTATTCATCAAAGAACATTGCGCTTTGTGAAGATATGGCAAGTTGCTGCAATGTCTCTGCAATGTTTTGATCTGGCCCAACAAAGAAGTATGGAATGATTAACTCTTCATCGTCATCAGTTCTCTTGAAAACATAGTTGCTGAATCCAATGTAATCAAGAAGCACCATGATTGCGTAACTCAAAGATACGTTGGTTAGAAGAAGTTCTGGAGATTTTTTTGATTCTAGTAAGTAGAAAAGATCTCTAAGTTCCATTGAAATTAATGCTGCGGTGTCGCTAACCTGTGGAACTCTTTCAGAATAAAGAGTCTTTACTGGAATGTAGTAGTCGTACCCATCAACATTCTTGACAATATCATGGAAGAGGAACTTAATCTTGCTATTAGAGTATTGACTTATGATGCTGCCTTGATTTGTTTCATCATCAAAAACATTGTTTTCGTTGAAAGAAAGATCATCATCAAAAATATTTATCTGACCTGTTGAGGCAAGAAGGTTTCCTGTTGGCATGGAGTATGAGCCAAGGTCTGCCAAAGTTTTTGTAACAGAGAAATCAACTGTTTTTGTTGTTATATCTGCAACTAATCTTGGAGAAAGTTCAATGAGATCGAAAGTTGAGTTGATCTTATTCATTGTATCTACTACAACTCTTAGACCATTGACAAACTGAAATTCTCTGAATACCTTGGATGAGCCCTCAATAAAGTAATCTGGATTAGACAACTTCTTGACAACCTTAGTGTTTTTAGTAATGTCTAGTTCAGATAGTTGCCAGGAATACTCTGCATCAAATACTTGCCAGTTAGAACCGTCGCTTACATAAAGGACACCCCTGTCTGTCTCTGACTCCTTGTAAAGATATGCGTAACCATATGGGGCGAGTGTGGGGCGCATTGATATTGAAGATATTTCTCCAGCAAAGGTGAAGTTATCGACAAACAAAGATGGAATTGTTAATCCATACTCAACCTCAACGTATCCATCAGATCCAATGATTGCTGAACCGTCTGACCTAGTATCGCTTTCGTCAAAGGAGATTAAACTAACCCAGTTATTATTGTCGTCTAGACCTTGGATGGACCATCTTTTGGGAGTTGTTTTGTTTGATTCACCGTACAAAGGATCTGCAACATTTACATTGTTTCCCATTCTGTAGGGTCCATTGTTTACGCTGCCAACATTTGTCTGTACCTTAACTACAATTCTGTTGGCAGGCACGGTGTTTTCATATACTACGAATGGTGCTGCATCATAGATATAGTAGGATTCATTTACCGTTCCAGTTCCAGAATTGAGGGCAATTCCAAACTCATTGGTTCTTCCATCCTCAACCTCAGTTCTATATGAAGTCCAATACTTAAAGTCATCGTATCTTGATGACATGTAGTATCGTGGTCTGTTTGAGTTAAGTCTGTCAATGTACTGATTGTATCCAGAAGAGTTGCCAACGATTCCTAGATAAAGAAGTTTGTTGATTCCTGAGCGTGGACGATTCTGCTTAAAGCAATCATCAAGTGAGTAAAGAAGATTTATTTTTCTTTTTGGGGCGATGAAATATGCTGGCTCATCGTTATCATTAAATCCTGCATTAATGATAATGTCTGAATCAGTAGCGCCTGTATAGAATCCCCCAGTATCTTCTGGCTCATATGTGGATCTAATTACAGCATATTTTGGATCTGTAGTTCCTGGACGGTATCTGTAGTTTCCCACCTTAGAGATATTGTAAGATTGATTTAGATTCCACTCCATCCAGATAGCCTGGTCGCTTTCGATGGTATGAGAATAAGACAGTTTATTCTCAAGAGGCTCTGAGTTAAACATCAGACCTCTTCCAAACTAACGTTGACTGTCCAAAAGTCGAAATTCGTGCCGCCTCTTTTTTCGATAGTATAGTCAAACCCTGAAAAGTACATCATCCTTACATCATTGTAAACGCTAAGGTATCCAAATGATTCATCAGTTACGTCTCCCGCCACCTTAAAGGAATCATTGTTAAACTTGTCGTATCCTAGATATACGTAGAATGGTCCAGGATGGTTCTCGTACCAGTCTAGTAATTCTACTCCACCTGCGCCGCCATCGACTGTGTGCTCTTGATCTGAGCCAGACATTATTGCGTTTCCATTATTATCAAAGATTACGTTTCTTGAAAATGATCGTGAAGGCAGTCTATTCCAGGCCACGCTAAGATTAATCTTATCTGCGATATGGTATGAACGCATTGTTCCGTTAACCATTCTTTGGCGAGACTCAATACGCTGCTGACCAATGCTCATTTCTCCACGATTGTGATCAGAGCATATAATAAAGTCTTGCTTTTCATTACCTAGAGGAAATCTCATTCCAGAGCCGTCTATGTTTCCAGAATTGTCTGACCAAAGCATGGCCTGTGGACGAGAATACTTCTTTCTTCCACCAATGTATGTAGACGTACTGGTTGGATTGCTTGGATTAATATCCATTAATTCTCCTAATTGAACTGTTGTCTACATTCTTAATCTTCATCATAACCTTGTTTGCAATCTCATCAGCAGAGGCTCCAGGCTGGGTTACAGGAACATTGATGCTATATGTATTATACACTGGGGCACTGATATTTGCACTAGGAGCAGCGCCAACCATCTTTGCACTTTCTTGAGGTTGAGCATTGTATCTTGGCATAGAGAATGAACCTTGATTAATGCTGTCAAACATTGCAGAGCCATACTTCTTGACCATTGAGTTTCTTACCACAAACTCTCCTGGAGTTAACATCGCTGGAACAGAGTCCATTCCAACCTGACCACCTGTAGCATATCTCTTTGGCACGGAGCCTCCAGTTGAGAAGTTTAGACCCATTCCTCCACCAGTTTGCTTTACGGCTGCAAGGATATCAGAGTTTGATGCCTCTGTTGTGGCAGATGACTTTCCTGGATTAGAAATGCTCTTACCAAGTCTCTGGGTTTCATCAGCCGCAGCCTTGGCAGCCTTATAGATTGCATCATAGTTTCCAGCAAGTCTTATCAATTCTGGTGTTAGATCCTTAGCATTGTCAATGGCATCCTGAAGTGCGTTGGCCTGATCTTCATACTGCTGTCTAGTTAGACCCGCTAGAGTAAGACCCTTTATGGCATTTTCAAGATCTTCCTGCTGGTAAGAAAGTTTCTGAGAATACAACTGATTCTGGTTCTGCAATGGCTCAATATTATTTTCGTTAATTTCATAAATCTCGTTTGTAAGTCTGCGAACCTCAAGGTTGTTCTGGTAGATCTTGTCCTCTTCTGTTCTAATTAGAAGACTTGTCTGGTATGACTGTTCCTTGATTGCATTAATCTGCTCCTCTGCCTGTGCTCTGGTAAGCCCATCTGCTGTTCTGAGGCTATCAATTTCATTCTGCATACCCTGCTGAAGACCTGATCTAAGTGTGTCTGCTGCGCTCTGTGCCTGAGATGACTGCATCTCCTGGGCTGCTGCCGCTGCTGCATAAACATCTCCAGTTGACAAAGCCTGAGATAGACTAAGTTGTTGTTTTTGCTGAGTTGCAATGTTCTCATTAATCTTTTGAACCTTGTCAAGTGCTTCAATTCTTTGATCGTAGTAAGCCTTAATCTTATTTTCAGCATTGCTCATCAACTCAAGTTCATGAGAAAGTGCGCTCGCTACTCTATTTCTTAGTTCATCCTGTCTCTGTAGGTCTTGAACTCCTTGCTGAATAAGATCATTGGTACGCTGATAATCATTAATCTCTTCTTGCTTGTTATCAACAATCTTTTGTTGAGCATCAATAATTCTTTGGTTAAGGCTTACCTGCTTTTCCATTTCTTCTACAGTCTTGCCATTTGCCTCTTTAAATTGATTAGCAAATTCAACACGCTTGGCTTCTTCGGCAGCGTCAAAGCCTGACTCCATCATTCTGCGTAATTGATTAAACTTATCGAGTGATTCGCTGTAAAGTTCTTCTGCTGTCTTTGCTTCCTTTGTTGCTGAAATAAGTTCTCTGTATGCACCGACTAGTTCATCTATAGACTTCTTAGACTTTCCAGAGTTTGCGTTTATTATTGCAAGAACATCTTCTGTATTTGAAGAAATGCTTTCAGCCTCTTCCTTTGAGAATCCCCGACCAGTTAGGATTCCTTCAGCCTTCTTCTTTTGTCTAGCGGCAGTTATCTTTGCCTCAGTATTGTTTATTGCCTGAGAAACGCTAGTTTTTGCATAATCAGCAAGCAACTTATTTAACTTTTCTCTGCTAAGTCCCAAAATTTCTTTTGCTCTCTTAAGACCATCTTCTCCAGCGCCAACCATTTCGATGATTTGATCTGGAATACCCTTACCCTTCATCTTGCTAATCATTGCTGGGAAAATCTGCATGTTGGCCTGTGTGTCAGCGATGAGTTGTTGTAGCCAAGACTTAGTTCCTCCGCTTTTATCATCTCCCGTTCCGCTCTTTTCACCACCAGTGCCGCTTAAGTTTAATTTCGCTAGTTGAGCATCTAACGCTGCTTCTTGATCAGCAACTGCCTTTGCCGCTGCTTTACGTTCTTTCGCAATTGCTGCGTCTCTCTCTTTAGGATCTCCTATAAGCATCGACCCCGTACCCATAGAAGCCATGTTTTCTGTAGTTATTATGGTTTTAACGTCCATAATAAATTGTTTTCTTTGACTTTCAGGAATAGATGAAAGATATGCAAAATATTTTGAGGCAGTTTCAAGTCCTGCTTCTCCTGAACCGCCGATCAGTGCCTCAATTTCTACTCTCTTCTTTGGCTTTAATGATTGAATTGCACTCATGGCATTTAGCCAATTCATTGCTGCGTCAGTTCCCATAGATGTGGCGACAACCTCTACCTTCTTTGAAACTTCGTCATCAAGAACGGATAGATAATTAATAAGTTCAATTGATTCTGGGCTAAACCCTTGTTTTTCAAGAATAACTTCATATCTACTTGATCTTTCCTCTGGAAGAGTGTCTAGATTAGTCCTAAGATTATTAAGGTCATCTTCTGTCAAACTACCCTGAACATAACTCATCTTAATCTTTGTCTCAATTTCCCCCTGAGACTTCTTTGAAAGACCGTCTACAGCACCAAGAACGTCACGAATGTTATTTTCTGTAGTCTTAAATTGTTCCTCTGTTTTACCCATAGACATAGCAAGGTTTAAGAAGTATCCACCCATCTTGTCAGTTCCAACAGCGGTTCCTAGGGCAGTCAAGTTACTGGTTGTCGCTGTAATCTCTGACTGTAATTCCTTTTGACGATTATTGAATTCGTTTTGAGTTATATTTCCTGCTTTAAGATCTTCATTAAGGAGAACCAACGCTTCCTGATACTTGATTGCATTTGTAGCAGATCTTTGGAAGAATGAAGCCTTATCCTCTTCTGACATGCCTAAAGCAACTCCTGCTGCGCCTGCTCTTCCTCCTGCGCCAGCGGCAATGTTCTTCTGGAAGTTGCTCAAAGACTCCATTCCCTTTTTGATTGCTGGATCATTTGCTGATGGAATAAGTGTTCCAGCAAACAATGCTGATGCGGTATCTCTAAGTTTTTTGCCATCCTTAGTTAGAGCACCATTGATTGAGGCAACGACAGAAGATCCTAGCAATGGATCTCCCAGGGAGTTTGCAACCGCTACAGCAATTGACTTAGCCTGCTTTGGTGTTAGGAATCCTGCTGCAATGCCCTGCATCATTTGTGCCTGAAGATTTTGTTGTCTATCTGCTCCTGAAAGTTTGCCTACAGTTTCCTTTAGAGACTTACCCTGATCAGACTCAAGATAGCCAGTGCCGTAGGTTAATTCTTTTTTGGTCAAGCCAGATATATTTGGAGCAACCCTCTGACCTCTTGAAATAATGCTTTGCTTTCCTAGAGCCTTTGCCATATTGGTCATGGCGTTTGCTGATCCAGAAGTTGCATCAGTATATTCCTGAGTCTTCTTGATTGCCTCATTCTGTCTGTCGGTCATTATCTTTGCTGCAATGGCTACCCCACCAAGTGCTGCCACGGTAACGCCAACTGCTGCGCCCACTGGATTTGCCAATAGGGGGAGAAGTCTTGGAAGGATGCTTGGAAGAACCTCAGCAGCCATACTAGTACCCATCATTCCCATGCCTACAGTGTTTGCATTCATACCCATAAACTGACCATTTGCATCTTGAGCCATGAATGGAATCATTGAGGCCATGCCTACCGCACCACCACCAATTCTTGATGCACGACCAAGGTTGCCCCTTATTGCGCCTCTCTTTTTGGTGCTTGCGGCCTCTCTTCTTCTTGCGTCAGCATTCTCTTTATTTATTGCTGCATCTTCTTGTGCTTTAGCCTTTCTTGCTTTTCCTGCTTCTACTTCTTGTGCGCGAGTCCTTGACTGTGAAATTTTTGTATTTGTACGGGTTTTTTGTGCTGAGGTCATCCCAACCTCTTCCATAAGTCTTTCGTTGTACTCTGCTCTACGAGCGTCAGACTGCTTCTTCCTGAATGCCTTTTTAGCACCGTCAGACTGAGCCTGAACAAGTATCTCTCCAGACTTTTCTGCAACCTTGCTAGATCTTTTTGCTCCAACAAGCATTCCTTCTGCCGCACTATCAGAGATTTGGGCAAACTCTTCTGATGGACTCTTAATTTTCAATGCTCGCTTTGCTGCTTGGCCCATTGCTGCACCAGCGCTGCTTCCAGCCTTAGCAAGTTTACCAACCCTTTCGGGCCTCCAAGTTCCTTCATCATCTAGTCTTCCAAGAACAGCACCAGAGTTAGAAATGTACCTAGTTTCCTTTTCTGTCTTTTGCTTTGTTGCTTTCCCTTGAGCAACCAACTCTTCTGCTTTTCCTCTGCTCATGGCGACGCTAACCTGACCAATGCTTTGTGCAGCAGCGTCAGCGGCAATTGCTACCCTGCCAATTGCACCACCAGCAGTCTTATACTTAGCGATTAAGTCCTTAGTTTCTTTTGCTAGAATTTCGTCATTAACTATTCCATTGTTAGTGCTTCTTGCACGGAGAGCAACATTCTCGCCCAACTCTTTTTCAAATTTTGAAAGAGCGTCAAGATCTTCAGCACCCTTTGCTGTGAAGTTTCCAAACTTTTTCAGTGATGGAAGAAGTCTATTACCCTGTGCTGACCACTCCTCCTCAAATTCTGCAATTGATACACCAGTCTGTAGTCTATTGTTTAGATTTTGTGAAAGGTCTGCGGTTAATCCACTAAACTCTCTAATATATTGAGACAATTCTGGATCGTCTGCCATGTCAAGAATGCCTCTTGCGCTAGCAGCATTTCTACCAGACAGGAACTCTCTTCCTTCGGAAGAAAGGCCACCAGTTCTTTTTTCTGTCAAGTGAGCAGCGGCACGACCTGTTGGAAGTTGTGGAACCATTCCCTCTGCAATCATGGCATCCTTAAACGCCTTGGCAGTAATCTTTCCACCTTCTTCTGAAAGATTTTGCAGAACCCTTGTTGCCTTTTCTGATGCGTCAGCCATTCCCGAAATTGAAGCAAAGAATTGTTCAATAGCCTGAGTTGTCTGTCCACCTCTAAACGTTGCACCACTTGGAATGGTGACACCAGGAAGATCTAGTCCACCCTGATACCCAGGAATTGTTCCAGCATTCATTCCTGCAAGAACTGGACCAAATCTTTGAGAAGCCTTCTTGGTAACAACAGTCTCTCCTGGCTCAAGAAGTGCTGGAATCTTGTCTCCGCTACCACTTCCTGGAACCACTCCACCTGTAGCCATCTTCATTGGAGCCTTGCCACGGCGTGCGGGTCCACCCGCAAAGCCTCCCATGGTTGCTCCAGCAATGCCAGCAACTCCAGCAAATCTTTGATATTCTGCTGTGAGTGCTGCTACTGCACCTCTTTGTAAGTTTAATTTACCAGTGAGGCTTTGAGTAGATCCTTCAAGAGCCTCTGTTGCAGCCATGGCTTCAAGTTCTGCATTGCTCATATAGGTAAATGCAGATGCATCACCTCTGACTCGTGCCCCCAACTTTCTCCACCACTGAACTCCCTTGATGATGTTTGCAACAAGGTTACCCATAAGGCCGATACCCATGAGGAGTATTGGCCCCAATCCAGCAATTGCAACGGTGGCAATACCGATAGCATTCTTGATTGGATCTGGAAGACCGTTAAAGGCTTCTGCAATTTTTGAAACAAGATTAATTACTGGAGTTGCCATCTTAAGGAAAGCCTCGCCAATTGGAGCAATAGTTAACTTTAACTTCTCTAGCGCTGCCTGGAACTTAACGGTAGTAGATTCAGCAATCGTTCCAAGTTCGTTTTCTGCAATAGAGGCAAGGTCTTCCATTGACATGCCAGCAAGATCCATTGCTCTAGCAGCCTGACCTGACTTCTTTGTCATGTTATCAAACAATGCAGACATTCTTGCAAACTGATACTTACCAAAGGTTTTCTCAAGGGCACGCTGACGATCCAGATCGCTCAATTTGTTAAGTTCATTACCAAACTCCTGAATTGTTCCAATTAGGTTTCCCTTGTTTGACTCAACAATTGACTTAACATTAATCCCAAACTTACCAAGGTATTCAGTTGCTTGCTTGGTTGGGTTAATCATAGATGCAAGACCAGACTTGAGTCCGTTAGCAGCATTCTCAGCAGACACGCCACCCTCGCGCATTGCAGTCATCATGATTGCAAGGTCTTCTACATCTCCACCAAGTCCCTTTACTACTGTAGCAACTCTTGGAATTGCAAGAGACATGTCTTCAATGGTAAGAATGGTTTGGTTTTCAACTGCGTTCAAGAAGTCAATTTTTCCTGCAAGTTCATCATTGGACACACCAAATGCGGTTTGCAAAGAAATTGTTGTATCAAGAGCCTGGTTGTAGTCGATCTGACCAAGGGTTGCGAATCTAAGAGTCTGCTCTGTTGCAGCCATTAGGGATTCGTTGGTAGCACCAGTTGCTGCTGCTCTTGCAGCAATACCAATTGTTTCTGATACAGCAATGCCGTACTTTGTATATTCTCCACCCAGAGTTTTGATTGCCTCTACGTTGTTGTCAATCTCTGCTGTAGTTGTGCTAAGATCACCATAGACTCTCCTCAATGAAACGGAAGCCTTGTCTATTTCCATGAATGCTGCTGCTGCTGCTGCGCCCATTGCTCCTAGAGGAAGGGTGAGTCCAACCATCAACTGGCGACCAGCCCACTGAGTATTCTTTCCCCAGTTTAGAAGTTTGGTTGACCCATCATCAATCAATTTATTAAAGATCATTTGCTTCTGAGAAGCAATAGCAGTGCTTGTGGCAATTCCATCAGCAAGACCTGTTGGTGTTGCAGCAATGGCTCTTGTAACTCCATCGACAGTTTTACCCAAGGCTAGGTACTGGGTATTCATTGTCTTTACTCTTGATGTAGCAATTTGCTCCATCGTATCGAATTCCCTGCGGAATACCCTGCTCATTCCAGGAAGTTGTGATGAGGCAAATCTGCTGTATTCTGCAAGACTTAACTTGTTCTTGTCAAGTGCATTGGAGAATCTTGCCATAGAGTCTACGGCATTTACTTGCTTGGCTGAGAAAAGACCAGTATTATTTATACCGTCTAGAAGTGCTTTGTTTAGTGCCGATTGGTTGGCTGCTGCGGCTGCATTGCTTGAGGCAATTGTGCGCTGAAACTGATTTATCTTAGTTTCAAGATTTCTTAAACCAGCGAGCGCAGACGAAGAATCAATGTTGATATTGATATTTGCATTAACGTCAGACACTTATTCTCACCAAATCTATTATATCATTCAGCCATTGCTATTTTTACCAACTTGGAATCTGCGTCAAGTCTTTTGCGTCTGTATACTCAAGCCCCAT